GATATTCCGCTTAAAACCCCCCCCCCGCCGCCGCCTCCGTCGTTGCTACTATCGCTCATTACACTCGCTTATTATATATAATCGTGTCGTATTACTATATATATCAAATAAAAAAACAATCCATCCATTGACGACAGTGGATGGATTGTTTTCGCTGCTTCGCTGCTTCGCTGCTTCGTTATGTGCTTATACTGGTCTGTTCCTGATTATCCACAATAAAGCTCAACTTCACCTTATATTTGTTGAGGAGGTCGCTCCAGGGACTTCCGCCGAAGCCTTGCGAGTAAATATCCCACGCCTCTTGGGGTGCGATTGGCGCAGCTTTCAGTTTGACATTGGTGATAAATCCGACGTCTTCTATCTTAGTAGCATCGCCTAAAATAATCTTGTGGGTTTCACTGAGTTTTGAGCCATTATTTACAACGCACGATTTCACTAATTTACCGTCCACATAGACATCCATTGCGGAACCGTTGAAACTGATGATGAGGTTCACCCATTTTTGAAGAGGGAAATCCGCGATGTCGCAGTCATTGGTGCCAGGTGTGCCCGTGGGGTAAATCTGGATGGTGTTTGTGGATGATTTAAATTTCACCAGAAAAATTGGGCCACTCGACGCATTTTGGAATTCAATGACCTTGGCATCTGACACCCATTTCTTAATGTAAAACCAGACGGAAATCGCAGTGTTTGCCTTGAAACTCGAGGGTAGGTTCGTGCCTTGTATCGTGGTCGCGGTCGCCCATTTTTGCATGGTTCCTAAAGTTGTATAATTCGTCGTGATTGCTTTAAAAATGACATACAATAGGAGAAGAATGACGATAATTGCGAGAACAAGTTTTGAGTTCATATTCGTATGAGTGTTCGATTCGTATAAATATTATACATATAATAATACATCCATCCATTCCATCCATTCCATTCCATTCATTCCATTACCGCGAATACATCGTTGTCGAACCCGCCGCCTTCACATCATCCTCAATGGTAGGCATTCCAATTATCGGCGGGTTTTGCGTCTTCAACATTGTATACGTCCAACGGATTTGTTCCTTCGTGAGCGGATATTTGTGAAATGCGAAATTACAGATACTGCCGTTGAGACCCCGGTTATTGGGCGTGCTTCCCACCGTAATCGGCTTCAATTTGATATCGGGCATCATGAAGTCGCTCTTAAATATCAGCTGGTTATTCAAAAAGAAGTCCATTGTTTTCCCGTCATAATTCACGACGAAATAGTTCCATCGTTGAAGTTGGACGTCGGCATCGAGCTCTTCGTTATCGGTTAATATCTGAATCTTCGTCCTCTTTACATTCGAGTTAGAACCGTCCTTCATAACCGCATTGTAGTTTGTCCTAGAATTATATATTTCGGTGGAGATAGAGGTTTCATCTGTGATACTGCTATTACGGCTCAACTGATGACAATACAATTTCAATTCGTTCCTAGAGGGATTGTAGGTCAATCGCGGAACATCTCCGAAATTAAATATCTCTAAATCAGTATTCTTCGTAGTGACGTTATTATTCAAAAAGAACCACCCGGAAATGGAATAGTGATATCGCGTTTTCTCTTCCGCAGGGCAATTTGCCGCCTTATCTTCAGGTGTGCGGTCATCCCCCGTGTTGTGATAAATGAATATTTCCTTGCTTTGCGTCGTCAAATTCGTGTCATATAACTGTTTGAGGCTTACCGGTGTGCCCACTATTTGTGACGCGGATGCGCCGATGTAGTTCAGTAAATAAGGTCCACCGTATAAAATGGCGATAAGCAGGAGTTCAATCGCGACGATTATCCAGATGGGGCGCGTTGTATCGCCGACCGCGTTTTGCGACCCTTGGAGGAAGTCCAGGAAGAGACAAGGAATATAAATAATACACGCCCACAATAATTTCAGTAGTTTCACCCCAATAATGGATTTCGTGAGATGGAATAGGAACATAAACACAATGAGCGCGACCATAACACCGTGTTGTTTGTAGTATGCGAGGGCGCACAATATAACGAAGAATATTGTATTCATAATGAAGCGGATATTGCCGAGGAGATTCGTCATCGGTGCCATCTTCGCTGGTTTGTCGTCGCCCGCGCCATCCCCCCCCGCCCCAGGTACTTTCGGCAACTTATTATCAATAAACTCTAACCCGTAATGAAAGAAGAGAATCGCGAGACCCAAAACGGTCATTCCAGTGACCGACATCCGGTCCTTTTCGTCCTTTTCGGTATCATACACCCACACAATTACCATCAATACAACATAGATAATATGTGTCATTCCGAATGTTAGCTGGCGCATAGGACTACTGATGTCCTCTGGCTTGAAGTCATTGAATAGGTAGTCCTCGGGTGTTTTCTGGTTCGCGGTTTTGAATTTATCTCGGAGGTAGGCGACGAACCCGGCGATGGCGACGATTGCCATAATAACGTAAATCGTATGTGCTGTGGGAGAGTTCATCTGTGCGACGAACCCGCCAGAGGCGACATCCTGCTCCGCGCCACCCGCGCGATTGGTCGCGTCAATCTTGTATACATAGTAAATGATTGAGAGAATCAAAATAACGAACGTAATCGTGAGTAGGATGACCTTGATGAGTTTGCCGACGGCGCTCACTTTTGTTTCGTCGATTCCGACGGGGTCGGATGTCGCAGGGGGTGCTGCTCCCGGGACAGGGGCTGCCGCCTCACCCGCCGCTACCGACGTTACGCTCGCCGGCGTTATCAGTTTGTTATCCAACGGAAACATACGAAGATCGGTTGTGGTTGAACCCCAGTTCGCAAAATTAAGTTTGTCAAGTTCCTCACTGAATTTTTGCTTGATGGAGTCTACCCCCGAGAAAGTAAGGATGACAAGGATTCCATAAAGAACTGCCTTGAATAATGTTACAATCAACAATGGAACCAAATAGATTGTAGTAAAAAAGAGACGAAGAATGCGTGTCAATATCCACTCTTTCGCGAAGTCCGGATCGGTGGTGGAACCGCCAATCCACCCACCGGGGATGCCGTGATACCACGCCGGGATAGAACAAAGCGCAAAAATACCCGCAAACGCGATATACCATCCCCAATTATCGGGAATATTTGGTTCTCCGACCTGTTTATTTGGGCGGAGGAGATACGTCCACCACCCCGATAATACAAGTGCGGCGACCGCACAGAATCCAAAAACTGCTGCAAGAATTCTTTTCCATTCGCTGTCTGCCGGTCGCTCCTGTGTATACTGCCAGACCTGAATAGACTCGGCAAACTTTAAGATGGAATCAAGCCCGCCTACATTGAGCTCTTTCACGATTGGAAGTAACAGGATTCCGCATAACAAGAGACCGACAATCAACACAATGAAAAAGGTATCCAATAACTCTTTCACGCGGGGGAACATATCCCCGGTAAAGGTCCCCGCAATCCACACACTTGTTCTTGGGTCGGTTGTAATATTCGTAAAAAGAATAGACACCCACATCACAATCAAGATAATGGATAAGAAGGGGATGAGGGAGAACCATTTGGCGAAACGGACGAACAATACGTTGAAATTGTTGGAGCCGGCGGGCGTGTCTTTCTTGGATAAGATTGTGTCCCAGTCACTTGACAACATTTTGTCATCTTTCACCTTGGTTGGGTATGCTTCCCCAAGACCGGATAATGAAGTATCGCCATTAGCTTGTACTGCTGCGGGACACGCGCTATTTTTAAACACATATGCCAACGCATCCCCCCAACCGAATGAACCTGGTATATATCCGCAATCCGCCATTTTCAACCGAACATTATAGAATAGTAGTATCATAACCGCAATAACGATTGACAGCGCGTAAAATACACCCATTACGACGTGGTTTGGTGTTTTGATTTTTTCATCAAGTCGTCTTTCCATTTCCGTCTTCACAGCATCATCCGACGGCGCCGCACCATCCACTGACTTTTTCTGTAAATCCTTGGTGACTTCCGCCTGTAATTGTTGATAATAAGGGCTGTCCTGCTTTATTAACTCGTCCTTATTTAGCGTAGTTGATTCCTTAATAACATACCAGAGAGATACACTTATGAATACCAGAAATGCTACTATCAATAGCCCGAATGCGCCTTTATAAATGATGGTTTGTTTTACTGACAACACCCCCAACAATAAGAGTAAAAACGCAAACCCGATAATGATGTAGATAATTCCGTGGACGAGAAATGGTTTGTTTTCAAATGAACCTATTTCCGCAGTATTGTCGGACCCAAATCCAGGACCTCTCTGGCTTTTGGAAACAAAGATAGGGCCCATTACCCATAATACCGCCATAATGCCCGCCGCTATTTTCGAATATTTGGGTTGATTTCCGTGGTTTTGCCATATGAAATACCCGACCACCGCCAAACCGATGATTTGTAAAATGACACCTACACTTAACATTGTATTTGCGCCACTGGTCGCGAGGTCTTGTTTGAATTTTTCCTTGTCAACATCCCCTATTTCGGGATTGGCGGTTTTATCGGCGATTTCGTTTCCTCGAACCACCAACGGAATACCCACTACAATACAGGCAATGATTCCGCCTGCTATACCGTAGGTTGAAAAGAATCCATTAATCGAGTCATAAACATATTGTCCTCCATACCCCAAATTCTTCACCCAATCACCAAATATTTTTATAGCCGCCGCAATTAAAAGAATAAACGTTATTACAAGCAGCGTGCCGCCAATCCACATTAACCCCTTTGATGGGTCATATGTATTGTTACTTTTCGAAATACCCAAACTACCGAACCCGAGACCAATGCCACCTAGTAATGCGATTATCATAAAAAAATATACCCATAGGCTCATCGCAGGTGCTCCAGTAGGAGCTGGCGGAAACAATAACGCGTCTTTAGCGGCAAGAAACCGATACGGATTCAAAAAATTGACAAATCCAGCAATTAAACATACGATTAATAGTGTCGTAAACACCGCCCAATTATTTGCCATAACATCCCACGATACAAACCCTATTAATAAAATAACTGACAATATGATAATTGGAAGATAGTTTAATAGCGTTTTTATGTGTAATGCTTCTTCTATTGGTGCGGTCGGCTGTGCCGGTGACGCCGGATTCATATCTTTTGTAATACTATAATTATAACGACACCCAGTTATAATTATAAGATATATTAATGCGGAGTCGAACTCCGCGATGCTAAAAGCACAACCACAATTCGGCAAAGTGCCGAAGCGTCACGGAGGTCGCGTTTCGTGAACCGAAACCTACAGGAACGACATCGCGGTCTTTTTTCCGTGGCAATCCCGACACAAAGCGACTAAATTATCCACGTGGTTGGAACCTCCGTGTTCTAAAGCAATGACATGGTCTACTTCAAACCACGCGGGCAATTGACGCTGGCAGTCTCCGCATTTCCACCCCTGTTGTGCTGCGACATACTTCTTCTTGGTTTCACTTACGCTGCGCTTGCTAGAATTCTTGCCGGAGTTCAATATACGGCGTTCCCCCGGGGTTCCGCCCCCCAACGACGGAGTTGTTCCCATTGCGCTACTCATCGCGCGGCCAATCGCACTGCCGCCAATCGCACTGCCACTCGCGCCGCCACTCGCTCCGCTCGTTTGACCGCCAATCGCTCCGCCACTCGCACCACCGTCGTTCGGGGACGGACCCCCGGTCATATCAAAAAACGGCGTTATCATATCCGCGGTCCCCTTGCTTATCGGCATATACTTAATAATATCGTTGGCGTGATACATCAACTGCCTAGAGTTTTCCGGATTACGGCGTAGAAAGATGAAGAGTGAGAGACCGACGAATCCAAATGTCGCCATTTTAATCCACTTTTGATTACTCTGAAACATTTTCGTCAGGTGCCCGTCATAGTATGTGTTTACAATAAGGAATGCTGCTA